TGTTATACACAGACAGCAGGGTGCGATAGACGTACTTAGAAAGCTCAAGCTATTGAGGGAGACAGTAAATGGCGCTTGAAAATCAAATGGAGATGGACTTAGGGGAAGTGCCTGACAACACGGTAGGGGTAGATCCTGTATCAGGTAATGAAATACCATTGGGATCAGTTGCAGAGAATGTGCGAGATGATATACCTACTAACCTAAGTGAAGGTGAGATAGTTGTTCCTGCTGACGTAGTAAACTATTGGGGAGTAAAACTGTTTGAAGACCTTCGTGCAGAGGCTAAAAGAGGCTTTGCTCAAATGGAAGAGGACGGACGTATTGGCGGTAAGCCTATGGATGAAGACAGTATTGATATAGAATTATCTTTAGAAGATGTAGAAGTAATGGATATGCCAGATGCTGCAGAACCAGAAGATGCATTCTTAGGTAAATTTTTTGCAGGGATTAGAGAAGCAAACAAAAAACAACAAGAAGCAAATACTCAAAAAAGAGACAGGTCTTACAAAGCCATAAAAGCAAGAGCGCAAGCCAATAAAGGTAAACCAAAGAATAGAGCAGAGGCTATACTTCAAGCTTTACAAAATGCGTTTAGAGATGATAGTGATAAAAAAAGACCACAACTAAAAAGTAAACCTGCTACATCTGATGATTCCAAAGGTCCATCAATAGCTGAACAAATAAACTTTGGTGGAGACTACGAAGATAAAGATAAAAAGAAAACCACAAAAAAACCAGCGCAAACAAAAGGGGCTGGAGAAGTAACTAAAGCTTACACAGGAGATAAAGACAAAGAAAGTGTTCGTTACCACGATAAAGGCTTTCTTGAAAGACTTACTGAAAACTTAGGCTTTGATGAAGGTGGGCTTGCAGAAGAACCCTTCTACAGCCAAAAGGGTGGTTTTGATGTAGTACCTTCTACAGGCACTACAGGTGTTCAAATAATAGAATATATGAACGATGAAGGACATAGAATATTCATTACTTTTATAGACGGTGTAGCGCAATCAGATATACCTGAAGGTTACTATCCTGTAGGAGATCCTATAGACATTAACACTGTTGTAAATGCAGGTGACCCAGAAACTGTTATGCCTGGCTCTACAGGCGGTTCTGATATGGGAGATTCTGATAGTGGTAGCGGTGCTAACATGCCTACGCCTGAAGGTATCAACTACAAAGAACTAACTTTCGATGAGTTAAAAGGTATGGTAGATGATATGTCTTCGTTTGGCACTAAGCTCTCTGGTCTTAGTATTATAACAAAGGCTATGATGAAACTATCTCAAAAGTCAACCATAGAAGAAATAAAACGTAGAAGGGATGACCCTTACACAAGTGAAGTAGATAAGAGGCGCTACGATGAACTTCTTGAAATAGCAAGTAGAGAACAGCCTGGTCTAGTAGAGACTATATTTAATAAGATAACAGGTAAAGAGCCAGAAAAACCTGCAGGTAGAACACAAGAACAAACTGATGCACTGTATGCACAATTAGATAAAATGACAAAGGCATATACGCCAGATCCGCAAACAGCTAGTGACAGAACAACTCCTGGGGTAGATAAAACAGCATCTCAAATAATACAAGATGAGATTGATATCAAGCGTATTGAAGACGAAATGAAAGCTCAACCACGTCCTATGGATGATGATACTTTTGATGCAATGGGTGGTTATGACACTCCAGACCCAATTCCAGTTTCAACTCCAAATGTTACTAAGCCTACAGTTAGAGGAGATTCTAGACTTGAAAGAGATGCTCAACGCAGAAGAGACAGACAGGAATCTAATAAAAATATAACAGGCTCTACTAGTAGAAAAACAGGTTTAGCAAAAAGTGCAACAAGAGGACTAGGCAGTACAGATAAAAAAGGTGGAGCAGGATTAGATAGCCGTTTTGGTATAACAGGACTTCACAAGGGTGCGCTAGTAGATAAACCAAAAGTTAAGAAAGTAGTAAAAGGTTTGAAGAAAGCTTCTAAGTTACATGCTGAACAAGCAAAGACATTAGAAAAAGAAATCAAGAAAAAATCCAAATAACTATAAGGCCACTCAGCTTCGGCTGACCCCAACATAAGGAGAAAACAAATGGCTACAAACGAAGAAGCAAAACGTAATCCTATGGTAAAACCTGATATTCCAAGAGTACTGATGGGTAGAGGTGGATACCTAAGTAATGAAGAGCGCATCAAGAAAGATGAAGAAGAGCTTCTAGCTATGAAGAAAGAAGCACTCAGAGCTAAAGGAATAGAACCAGATGAAGAAAGTTCTGAAGATAAATCCAGTAGCGAAGAGCCTGAAGCTGAACCAGTACAGGCAGAGAGTGATACCAAACAAGAAGAAAAACCAGAAGCCAAAGCACAAGAAGACGATGACTTAGGTGCAGAAGAAAAGAACTTCAAGAAACGCTATGGTGATTTACGTAGACACTCACAAAAGAAAGAAGAAGAGTTCAACGCAAAAATAGCAGCACTAGAGGCACAGGTAACCAAAGCTGCAAACAAGGAGCTTGTATTACCAAAGACTGATGAAGAGTTAGAAGCCTTTACCAAAGAGCATCCAGACGTTGCAGCAATTATAGAAACCATTGCTGACAAAAAATCTAAAAGCGCAGCTAAAGATATAGAATCTCGTATGGCTGAGTTAGAAGAGCTTAGAATAGATGCAAAAAGAGAAAAGGCAGAGGCTGAACTAGTTAAGATGCATCCTGACTTTATAGAGATACGTCAAGATGATATATTTCATAACTGGGCAAAGGATCAACCTAAGTGGGTACAGGATGCTTTGTATGAAAACGTTGACGATGCAAAATCTGTAGCACGTGTGATAGACTTGTATAAGATAGACAAAGGTATCACAAATAAGAAGAAAGCTAAACCTGAAGAAAAAGCTGCAGCATCTTCTGTAAAAACAAAGAGTGCAGCAGCACCAGAGCCAGATGAGTCAGCAGGATACATTCGTGAATCAGAAGTAGCTGCCATGTCAATAAGGGAATATGAAAAGCGTCAGGAAGAAATACTAGACGCTCAACGTAATAAAAGATTTATTTACGATGTATCAAGAAAGTAGTTGACATTCTTAACATCGTAGATACAACTATAGCATATACACAACATTAGTGTGTATGCTTTAATCAAGCACTAGCCACACAAAGACTTACCTCAAAGTATAGGCCCAGCGCAGAAGAGACAGCGCAGTCTCAAAGCATAGCTGACCACCCTAATACGAAGAGCCTCTTCATCGTGGGTATGTAGTGTTACTTCAACGCCATATCTATAAAGGAGATTTTAATTATGGCTATTTCATCAGCAAGTGGTGGATTTGACGGCAACTTTAGCCCGATAATGTACTCCAAACAGGCACAGATTGCTTTACGAAAAGCTTCTGTTGTCAGCGCAATCACAAACAACTCCTACTTTGGAGAGATTGCAAATCAGGGTGACGTTGTACGCATCCAAAAAGAACCAGATGTAACTGTAAACGCATTACAGCGTCACACAGGTATAACTGTTGAGAAACTAGATGACACTGACTTCCAGTTAACCATCGACAAAGCTAACTACTTTGCTTTCAAAATGGATGACATCGAAGATCAGTTCTCACACGTTGACTTCGTAAGCCTAGCTGCAGACAGAGCAGCATACAAAATGGCTGACGCTATTGACGTAGATGTTCTTGCTTACATGACAGGTACTGCAGCGAGTGGTCAATACTCAACTGCTGTTTCTGGTACTGCACAGCACCCAACATCAGGTGAGATCAACGGTGAATTTTTGAAAGTGAACCAGTTGGACATGTCTGATATGACTAACATCACAACTTCAGCTTCATCATCTACAACTGGTGAC